GGGGCCGTCCGGGTAGGTGATACCGGTGAGGGCCTCGTACTCGACGACCTCCTCGGGCGCGGCGCGCACGCGCTTGTCCGTCGCCGCAGGGGCCGCGGCGGCCTGTTCCTTCTGTACTGCCATAGCGGTCTCCTTACGGCGCGGTGAAGTTGGCTTTGACTTCGATGTTGAAAGCGATGCGGCAGTCGCGGGCCGCGTCGAGTGGTAGCTGATTGAGGCTGAACGAGGTGAGCAGGAGGCTGCGCACGCTGTCGTCCATGGTCATGTTGGCGGTGCATTCGCTCTGCACCTCGCCGAGGATCTCCAGGGCGCGCTCGCGGGCGGCGGCGATGGCGTTCTCGCCGCTGCCCGGCTTGACGATCCAGATGCGGCCCTCGACCTCGTAGGACTCGAAGGCTTCGCGCTGCCCGGCGGTGGGGAAGTCCTGCGCAACGCCGGTCTCCTCGACGGCGAAGACGATGTTCTCCTGGCCGATGTCCTTCTCGCCGACCGGGCCGGTGAAGATGCGCACGCCGGCGAGTCCGGGACGCGCCACGAGCGCGTCACGGATGGCGATGAGGAAGACTCCGAGGCTGCTGGCCGTGGCCATCAGGCGACACCCGGAAGGCGCAGCGAGTAGAGACGGATGGCGCGGCGCACCTCAGCGACCCGGTGCCAGGCATCGTTGAAGCCGTCGCCCTGCGCGTAGGAGACGTCCATCCCGCCGCCCTCGTAGGACTCGGCGCTCCAGGGCACGTTGCTGGTCGGCAGGTCGGTAGCGGCGATGACCAGCGCCGCCCGCTTCACCTCCAGCGGCACCACTGCCCAGCCCGCGGTGTAGGTGACCTTGACGTTACGGAAGCCCGCCGGCCAGACGCCGTCCTCGCGATAGAGGATGCCGGTGTCGGAGGGTTGCAGGTACGTGAGCTGGCCAGCGGTGAGCGCCGTCCAGGTCGTGTCCGCCCGGAGACTCACGGCCGTGACGCTCGTGACCAAAGGCCAGTCGAGCGCGAGGCTGTAGCTCCAGTCGCCGTTATGGTACTCGTCGGTATGCACGGTGGGGATGAAGTTCACGCCGCAGACGCGCTCCAGGAACTCGCGCACCTCCGCTTCCTTGGCCGTGATGGCGGCGTCGCTGAAGTCCTCGACGGAGAGCTGTCCCTTGTCGAAGCTGCGCGCCTCGGCAGTGCTGAAGAGGGCGGTGGGAGCGGGCATGGGTCAGTGATCCACGTCGGTGTAGCCGCCGACATCAATGATGGCGTGGTCAGCGGCAGTCGTGGTGACGCACAATGCGGTGGCGGCGGTGAGCTTGATGGGCGTGGTCAGTGCAATGCTTGTTGTGGTGTTGGCCGCCATGTACTCATTGAAAAGAGCCGCGCCGCCTGAGCCGTCGAGCAGCGAGACTTGATTGGCTGCGCCTTCGTTGCTGAAGTGGATGTCAGTGATGTAGTGCGCATGCCCCGCTGCCGGCGCTGCTTTGAGCGACACGTTCGTGAGCGCGGCAGCGGTGCTGCCGGTGTGAGCCCACCACGTCGCGTTGATGCCCCAGGTCATCGCATGCCGCCTTTCCGCGGCGCGGGCTTGGCCGTGCGCTTGGCCGCGTTCTCGGGCGGGGCCTTCTCGACGGACTCGACGACCGGCGCGGGCTTGGCCTGCACGGGCTCCGCGTAGCCGAGGCGCACCATGTTCGCGGCCTCGCCCTCGTGGGTGATGTCGACGATGCCGCCAACCGGCGGCCACTCCTCACCGTCGTGGGTGCCGCTGAAGGCTATGAGCATCTTGAGCTTCATCAGTTGCACCCCTCTACGAGATACCAGACCACGTAGTCGATATAGGTCGCGGTCGTTGTCACGGTGCCGGTGCGGATCATGGCGATGGCCGTGTCGCCCGCTGACCAATGCCCGAGGTGCGTCGCGGTCACGTTGGCCGAGTCGGCGCGATTGATGACGTTCTCGTCGGCGTCCGTCGTCGTCATCTGCCAGGCGATCTCAGCGCCCGCGACCACGCGAAGCGTCGTAGACCCACCGGCGTTGCCGCCGATGGCACGGACGTCGACGTCGACGATACAGAAACGCTTGCTCGGGTCGGCCGCGACGATGGTGTTGGCCGCGGCCACCGTGGCCAGGATGTCTCCGACAGCGATGCTGCCGGATATACAGTGGGCGTGTGGGAAGGCCATGGAGCCTCACCCACCTTCGACGGTGTAGTACACGCAGTAGTCGACGGACGTAGCCACGGTCACGGTCGCGCCGACGCCCTTGATGAGCAGGCCGTCGCCCTTGGTGAGCGCGGTGCCGAGCTTGGTGCAGGTCATGCCGGTCGTGCCTTCGCGCAAGATGAGGCCAGCGGTCATGTTCGCGGCGGTGCCGACCATGACCTCGTTGGTACTGGAACTGTCGGAGATGTTGACGGACGCGGCCGTGGTGACGGTTCCGGCCAGGGCGCGCATCCAGCCACCGACGACGCGGATCGTGCGGTCTGCAGCCGGCGGCACGATGAGCGTGCCGGCAGTGGTCAGGCCGGTCGCTGAGACGACGTTGCCGGCGGCGCAGCGGAGCTTAGGGTAAGCAGCCATTGACGGTTGCCTTTCTGTCGAGGTGGCGGCGGGCCATTGACGGCCCGCCGCCCATGACGGTCTGCGTCTTACGCCATCACGAGATGGTGGATCGCGGTCAGGTCGCCCAGGTCGGCGTCGACCCAGACGGCGTATCTGAAAGTCTGCTCGAAGCTCGTGAACGCCACGCTCGGGTCACGGTCGAAGACCATGCCGGGGCCGCTGTAGCGCACCCAGTAGTGGCTGAAGTCGCCATAGATGACTGGGTGACCAGCGGTATGGACGGTGTCTCCCGAAGCCTCTTCGTAGCAGGCGTTGCCGAGCAGGCGATCGGGCTCGTCTGCGACGGTGGAAGGAGACCACAGGTAGCGCCCTTCGTCGTCCTTCATCTTGGCGAGGATGACGTATGCGGTCGTGCTGAACATCCACGCGCACGACGGGCTCATGCGATAGCCCGGAAGCACGGAGAGCTTCAGGGTGATGAGCTCGTCGAAGGTGAACGTGGTGGCCGACGCGGCGGTCGCGCCGAGCACCGTGGTCGAGGTGGCATGAGCCATGAGGCCCATCGGCAGGATGCCCGAGCCGGGGGAGATGGCCAGAGCCTCGGCGACGCTGGTCGCGCAGGCGCGACCGGCGAAGGTGCCGAGCATGCCGGCGAAGTCGATGTCGCTGGATGCGAGCATCTCGTCGGCGACGGAGAAGAATCCGTCATACCGCTGGGCGCCCAGAGTCGTGCGCCCGAGGACGGGATCGGCGACGGTCGCCGTTGCGCCCTCGGCGCCGGCCGTGGCCGCCGGGTCGGTGAGGGCCTTGGGGATGTACATGATCTCGAAACCGGGCGTGCGAATGATCGTCGGGTTGGCCTTGAGGATGCCCGACTGGGCGTTCAGGTGCCACTCGACGGTCTGCCAAACCGGGTTCGTGATGGTGTACTTGCCGTAGATCGTGGCGTCGATGGTGGTCGCGTCGGTACGATACTCGGGGAGTCCGTAGGGCACGACCAGCTTGTTCGTCTTGCCCTGCATGAAGTCGCGCACCTCGGTGCGCAGCTTCTCGGAGGGGTCCGCGCTCGGGGCGGCTTCGCCGACGATGCGGGCGGCCTTCTCGCGGGCCTCGACGGCGGCCATGCGGGCCTCGTCCTGGCGGGCGGTCTCGCGGTCGACGAGTTCGGCGTCGAGGGCCTCGCTGGCCGCGTGCACGCCGTCCCACGCCTTGGTGCGCGCGTCCTCGTCGGTGGCCTCGCGATAGGCGCGGACGGCCTCATGCTTGTCCTGCAGAAGTCGCTGCAGGTCCGGTGCGTCTGCCATGTGCTGTCTCTCCTTAGACGTATGGATGGTTCGTCACGTGCTTCGGCTCCGGCTCGGAGACGTCGCCCGGCGTGTCGTCGGACGGCTCCTGAGTGGCCGCATCACGGGTCTTGACCTGGTCGGGGACTTCCTCCTCGCCGAAGGCGTCGGCCATGCTGCGCATCGCGCGCTTGAGGTCGACGTCGGTCTCGGGGTTCGCGCCCCAGAGCACCGGCGAGGCTTCGTAGAGGCGCACCTCTGTGAGCGTGCGATGCGGCAGTGCGTCCTCGCGCTGCTCCCACTTGTCCTTGACGACCTCGAAGGAGAACGAGGACTGGCGCACCTTGCCGGTGGCGATCTTGCGGTAGGCGCCCATGCCGTCGGGGTCGGCGAGGTCGAGGTCGGCCTCGTAGCGCAGACCGCGCTCGTCGACCTCGAAGCGGGCGCTGCCGGATTCGGTGGTGCCGAGCACGCGCGCCGGGTCGTGCGACCAGACGACGGCGTGGTCGGCGTTCTGCTTCAGGGTCTTGAGGAAGGCGCGCGGCGAGACCGACTCGGTGAAACCGGCGACCTCGTACTCGTTGCTGAATACGGCGCCGTAGCCGCCGATGGTGGCGGTGCCGTCAGACTGCTCGCGCACCTCGACGGGCGCGGCGAAGATGCGCGTCTCTTTCACTGTGGGGCCTCCTCTGGCGGGGCTACGGGGACCGACACCATCACGGGCTCGGGTTCCGGTTCCGGCTCGGGTTCGGGAGCGTTGTCCTGCCACTGCACGGAGTGCAGGAACTCGTCACCGCCCTCTATCGGATTCATGTCTTCCAAGGCGCGGATGTCGTTGCGGTTCAGCCACTCGCCCTGCTGCCCTGCGGTGTAGAAGGCGATGCGTGCCTCCGGGTCCATGCGCAGCCAGCCGTTGACGTTGAACTTGATGTAGGCGGGCCGCGGCAGCAGTGAGCTGAAGGCGCGTTCGTTGCGCGTGATGCGCGGAAAGAGGCCGGTCTGATACCAGAGCATCTGCCGCTGGTAGAGGCCCGTGACGTAACCCTTCGCGCCCTCCATGCCGCCCGGCGAGACGTACTCAGCGGGGATGCCGAAGAGGGCGGCGATGGTGGCATCGGTGTACTTCTGCGTCTCAAGGTGCTGCGACTCGTTCGGCGACACGGACATCGGCTTCCACTGCGCGCCGCCGGTGAGGATGCCGACGGCGTGAGACTTCGAGACGCCGCCGTGCTTCTTCGTGAACGCCTTCTGCAGGCGCTCGGCCTGCTCGGCGTTCATCTGCCCGGGCAGCTCGATGACGCCCGAGAGGGTCGCGCCGCTGCCGAAGAAGTTGGCCCCGAACTGGCGCGCGGCGAGGCCGGTGCCGATGGTCTCGCGGGCGGCCACGGTGGGCGAGACGCCGCGCAGCGCGCCGGGTATCGGGAGGCCGGCCTTGATGTGCAGGATCTCGTTGTAGGCGAGGCGCACCTTGCCGCTGCTGAGCTGCACGTCGTAGACGATGCGCAGGTTGCCGTTGGGCAGCTTCACGCGCAGCATCTGCACGACGTTGGGGTCAAGCACCGAGAGGCCGACGAGCTGCCCGGTCGTGGCCGTGGCTTTGAGCAGGAAGGCCGAATCGTAAAGCTCCTGCGACGCCTGCGTTTCGGCGACGAGTCCGTTGAAGTCCTGGTAGTCGTTCGGATTCTTGAGCCACATCGGCTCGGGGTAGCTCATGCGCTGGTCGCCACGCTTGACCAGGCAGTCGACGGGCAGGCTGCCGATGGTCTGACTGTTGAGGTCGACGCAGCGATACACGGCGGGGTGCTCGATGGAGGTCGCCGGCGTCACCGGGACGCCCGACGCGGTCGGCGCCTGCAACAGGTCACCGAAGGAGAGCCAGGTGCTTGCCCAGTCGCGTTGCTCGGGCTTGCGGCTAAAGGGCCACATCGCTATGTCCTCAACCTAGTCGTTTGTGGCCTCCAAGTCGGCGAATGAGACGAACTGCGGCACTGACTCGCCCTCGGCGATGGCCTCAGAGAGTGCCATGCAGAGGGCCGTGATGCCGTCGATCTTCTCGATGGACTTCTTCTTGCTCGGCTTGATGCGGTCTTCGTAGTCGGTCTCGATGGTGACGTTGTCCGCCATCCAGCGCAGTACGGGGTTGCCGCCGTGATTGATGGTGCGGTCGCTGATCAGCGTCTCAAGGAACTTGGCCGGCGCGTTCATCGAGCGCGTACCCTGCCCCACCGGCACCATCTCGATGCCCTCCTCGGACAAAGGCAGGACCAGCGGCAGCGCCAGGAAGCGGTCGAAGGCGATGGACTTGACCTCGAAGGCGGCGGCGTCGGCCATGATCTGCGCCTTGATAGCGTTGTAGTCGGTGCAGTCGCCGGGCACCACCGTGAGGTAGTCGCCGCGCGCCCACTCCTGCAGCTGGTCGCGCATGTCGGCGCGGATCTCCACCGCGGCGGCGTTCGTCCAGAAGCGGCAGAGCACGTCGAAGCCTTCGTCGCGTTCCCATGGGAACACGTAGACGAGCGCGTTGAAGTCCTTGGTCGAGGCCAGGTCGAGGCCACCCCAGCAGGCGCGGCCCTTGAGACGGTCCTCGATGATGAGGCCGCCGCAGGCGTCCCACTCGGAGCGGGCGAACCAGCGCGACTCGGCCTGCGTCCAGACGTTCATGTGCAGGTTGAGCACCTTGTTCTGCGCCGCCGGGAAGTTCAGCGCGTCGCGCACCTGGCGGCGGATCTCGTCGGGGCGGATGAAGCCGCCCGGCTGCCCGACCAGAGACGGATTGGCGAGCACCCAGAGGTCTTTCTCGTGGACGAAGCGCCCTCCGGGTCCGCGCTTGGCGACGTCCTCGAAAGAGGTGCCTTCCGGCAGCTCGAAGAGGCGCCCGACGAAAGCCTTGTCACGGATGAGGCCCGACTGCACCTGCTTGGCCTTCGAGTACCAGCGATAGCAGATACTGTTGCGGTCGTGGCCGGCCGTGCTGATGGCGAACATCAGCGGCTGCTCGCGGGCACTCATGCTGGTCTCGAGCACGTCGATGAGTTCGCTGTTGCGCTGC